CCTAGGGCATAGGCTTGGAAAAAATGAATGGACTGCCCGCCACTGCTGGAAAAATGGGCAACCACCTGGCTGCGTCGCCCCTGAAGCGTCGGTGAGACGCCCGCACAGGGATCGGGTAAGCCTAGAGTGGCCTCCCACTCATTTAGAAAGTTGATGGTGCTGGCCGGAAACATGTCTTCGAGCAGGTTCAAGGCCGAATCGCTGAGCCGTTGAAAGGTTGGCGCGTAGCACGACATAGCCTGGGCCTGAAGGCTGCTCAGCTCTTTAGGCCAGACCCTCCCGCGAGGCAATAGACCAAGCAGCGCAGAGGTGAAATCGGCGCTGGTAAAGGATGGTTTAGACATAATTACTGAGCCCAGGTGATGGTGCCCAAGGTAGGCAGCCGTCCGAGTTTGTTCGGGATGTTTGCCACAGGCGACGTAATGACAAACCCTTTGGTCGCCGCGATTGCAGAGATGGCCGAGTCGATGTCAGAGATGTGTACGAACGTGCCATTCGATAGCGGGGCTCCTTGGTCAAGCAGAACGCCTTTGATTGCATCGCAGACAGCCGAACGGCTGGCCATGCTTGCCCCACTAAGGCCCGTGATCGTAAAGGGTATGGGATTGGCGATCGGCGCACAGACGTAGACCATCGCTGTCACAGGCTGCAGGGGGTAGATTGTGTTTGCGATGGTTAACTGATCGCCCGCGGCAAGATTTCCAGAGGTAACGCGGTTGTCACTTGGTGATATCCCATTGGCGCCTTGTGGAAAGCCTCCGTGGGCCGAATTGGCATGATCAAGCATGGCGTAAACCACCACCGTACCGGTACCGAAGGCGTTTGGTGCACACCAGGCGCGGGTGACACCAGGTACTCGTTTCGCCCACATGGGGTAATCCGAGCTCGCGCCTCCGTTGGGTACGCTTTGATAGGCTTCCAGCATTCGCCTATACAGCGATTCTTCCTGCTCCTGATCAGCCCCACCGGTAATTGCGGCCGTTACGGCACCGGTGGATTGAACACCATCCATCGAGGCGCCCAGCGTCATGAGGCTCCCCACCGGAGTATTCCCGGCCTCCCCTGCCAGGTCAGCCTTCACTTGCAGCACCAGCGTGCCGTCAGTTGAGACTTTAGCCACTGCTTGAGTCGTAAAGGTCACGGAGTCACTCCGTACCACCTGGGTGTGGACATCGACTGTTAGGCCCGGGGTTCCCCGAAACGTCACGTTGCCCACGGCTGCGGTTGCAGTTTTCCGATAAATTCTTTTCAGCGCCGCCCAGGCTTCTAGGTATTCCCCTGAGGCTGTGTAGGGCACACCTTGCTTCGCGATCCAGTCAAGGTATCCATAGTTTAGATGGGCCAGGCCGGCGACGGCTTTGCCGGTGATTTGCAAATTGGAAAAGCGCAGGAGCCCGTCGGCGGTGGGCAAACCGGAGGTGATATCCGCTGCGACGTGCGCACGTAGATCCGAGAGCGTAGGTCTCGTAAACGGCATGAGGTTTTCTCCAACAAAAGAAAGCCCACTTGGGGCGGACGGTGGCGGCGATCAGGACGGATTCCAAACCCAGTTAAAATTGAGCGGTGTGACCGTCCCGTTGCGATGGGTCACTGTGATAACCGTGTTCAGCCGGCTCCCTCCAGCAATAGCAGTGGCCACCTTCACACTGAGCGCGACCTGATCATCGAGAAGCCAGCGCAACGCCTCTTCCATGTAGGTCTTGGCGGTATTGGCAACGGCCTGTGTAAGCCGGGAGCGATCCAGAAGCCATAGGCGCGAGCCAATGGGCACGCTCTCGCCGACATCACCCCACCAACCACGCCGGTCATCGCCGCCGTCGGGAGGGATATCCGCATCATCCGCAATGCGGTCGGTGAAGAGGCTAATCAATACAGCGCTGGCCAGGTCATTGCCGCTGGCCAAAGCACCGCCAGTGATTGACCAATCCCCCGTGCCGGTTTCTACGATCCACGTAGTGGTGATATCGCTCATTGTTGAGGGCTCGGCGTGGTAGTGCCGCTCCCGTTGGTGTGCTGGTTGAACAGCAACCGATCAGCGGCCATGGTACGGACCTTGTCCTTGACGTTGCCGCCGGCTTCGATATCGCCGCTAACATGCAGGACCGGGGTATTCATCTGCACCGCCTCGGCGGCATTGATCGTGACGGTGGTGGCATTGTTGACCGTGACGGGAGCGCCCTTCGCCTCGACGATGATGCCTCCCTCTTTGGTCAGGTGAATCGACTTGCCCCAGAGGTCATAAATCATGGACTCACCCTCCTGCAGGTTCGTGGGGCGACTGGTCTGGTGCCCTGTGGCAACCACCACCCCTTTGGATCTGTCGCCGCCCAGGAACACCATTACGACATCGGAGCCCGCAGGCGGTCGTGAGGTGAACCCAAACTCGGCGATACGTGGCGTACCGTCGCGGGTTTCGGAGTCGTTGAGCTTCACCTGTAGCAGTTGAGCGGTCTTGCTGTCGTCGCTGAACGTGACTCGCCCCCAACTGATTGCAAGCTGAATTCTGCGCATCATGCGCTGAAGTACACCGCCAAAATCACCGGGTTGATTCGTGGCTGAGGTCATTGATGAGCACTCTGGGAAAGTTCGCCATACAGCGGTGTGAGATTGATAGGGCGCGGCAAGAACGCTTCGGGTGCCATGAGCGTGAGCTCTGCGGTGGTTCCTGAGGTGCTGTTTTTCAGGAAGGTCACTTCGCTGATCAGCATGTTTTCGGCGGAGAATTTCAGTTTCGGCAAATGAACGGGGACCAGGGTGTTGGGCTCCCATAACGCGCCAGTTGAGTCTCGCCAACTATCAGCCGTCAGACGAATAACTTGAGAGCGACCATGACGTCTAGCTACCTCCCAGTCTGCGCGCCTGATCGCAATGTCGTTACCCAGCCCGCCGCCCTCGGAGATGATCACCAATGCCCGGTGCCGCCTACAGTTAAGGTCCTTTGCGGTATAGAGCTTGTTGCCGCTCTGGCCTAGTTCGGTAAATGTGTCGACGGACTGAATGTAAACGTTGTAGTCCGAGTAAATCTGGTCGGTTGAAAAGTCGATGTAGGCCCTCTCAACGTTGGCGCCACCGACAAAGCCACTGGCAGCACGCCGCGTCCCGGCCCGACTGAGGAAAAGGCTCCCGTCAGGCAAGTCGTAAGCCAGTACGGCAGAGAAACGTGCCATACGATCGATGATGTCAAAGACCGACTCCCCCAGCATCAAGTTGGTCTGAGGGAGCACCGGCAAATCACTAACATCCGTCGCAACCGATATGCCATATACCGCTGCCAGTTTTTGCGCGACCCCCAGCACGGTCTGATTGCTCAGTTGACCGCCAGGCCATTGCGCCGCGCAGTCGATCAAATCGGCGCACTTGGAGCGCCCGCTGACGCGTATTGAGTGATCGCCCGCACTGATGCTCGGGATGTAGTGATCCACATAACCGGTCACCACCGGGTCCTGGCCAAGTCGCACCTGGCAAGCAGCACCCGGCGCAAGTTCCAATCGGTCAAATTCCCTCGGGTACAGCTCGGTCATGCCGATACTGAAGTCGCTGGGCAGGCGCTCTATGCCGCGAGTGACTCGAACATCCGTCCAGCCGGATATATCAAAACCACCCGACGTGATGGTCAGATCGTCATCTTGCATGGGTCGCCTCACTAAGTTCGAACAGGGAAAGCGCACTAGCGGGCCAGGGCTTTCACGGTCGTTGGCATAAACGCCGGATGAATAGGGTTGGCCTGCTGGATCAGCTCATCGGTACGCCCGGTATCCCGATACAGTCGATTGGCCATGGCCAGGGCAGACATCGGAGCGCGGAAGCTGAACGTTTCAAGGGTTGGAAGCGTGGCACCTGTGGTGGTCAGAGCGCTCACCACAGCTTGGCGCAAGGCGACCAGGGCGCCGTAGCTCTCATCATCCCCGCTGTCGCCCGACACCAGCAACTCCCCATCAATAAAACCGATCACCGTCGCCATGGTGGCCATGGCTTCGTCGTAAGAAGTCGGCACGTACGTTGCGACGACCTTGCCGATAGAGGCGAGAGCTGCACGCCTCAGCAGTGCGCTGGTGGCATCCTGAGCCACTCCTCGAGCGGCACCAATGATGCCGCTACCGGTAACCGGTGGCGGAGTATAGCGAGCCAATACACCCAGCAATTCAATTGCACGCCCAGGGTCAGCAATGCTGGCCACCAGTGCATCCATCACGCCCTTGACGGCGCCAATGAATTTCTGAGCGCTGTTTGCGTCCAGGTTCGCAGCAGCGACCATAAGCGTATCCATCGCGGTATCGACCACCGCGCGATTGGCCGCGTTCTTGGCGATCAAGTCAGCCATGGTCGCCGTGCTGTTCTTGGCTTTTTTGCTGACAATGAGTGCGCTGCTGACGTTGCCATTGGCATAGCGCCCAAAGTTGCCGGTGAGCAAGCTGGCCAAACTGGTGATACTGCGCACGTCGCGGGTGATACGGCCTACCAGTATCTGAAAGTCGGCGATCACACCTACCACCATACCCACAATGGCCTTGCCGAACTTGATGACGCCCTCAGCCGCGTTGATCACGGCCGTGACACCACCAATTACCTTGCGTACAAAGTCCAGCGCCGACGAAAGTCCCAGGGCAGCGGCGAGCTTGTCCAGCAGCGAACCGGTCGAGGTGCTGATGGATGGAAAGATTCGATCACCTGACTCGATGAAGACGATACTGATCTCAAAGTATCGCCCCATGTCCCAGCGCTCCGTGACGCTCAAGCCCTCGGATGGCACGCTGACCTTTAGCGCCCCCAAGGTCGGATGCATCAATGCCCCCGGCCCCGGTGCTTCAACAGCGGCCACCAAGGCGTCACGCTGCGCCAGAACGCTACCGCCGCCATACACCAGGCTGTCGGTGACCAGAAACCCGCTCATGCGGATTCGGCGAGTCGAGCGGCCCATGTCTTCGATGTAGGGCTTGTCACGTCCCGGGTATTCGTGGAGCGCCAGGCGGCGACCAAAACGAGCATCGCCACCGTAAACCGCGAATGGAACGCCGCGAAACGAGGCTTGGTTGAGCATCTGCGGCCA